TGACAAGCTCAGGGTTGAGAAGAGCACTATTGGGAATAACATTAGTTTCATTATTGGTATTCTCTTTTTGTGTAGGAGGAGTTAGATACAAAGGTTTACTCTTAGAAAGCTTATCAAGCCTCTCTTTAAGGTCTTCCATTTTATCTTGAAGCTCCTTCTTCTCAGACGTTAGTTCTACAATGGCAACGTCATCTGCCTTGCAAGATAGTTCCTGTTGTTTCAAGGAGTTTTGAAGGCTTAGATTAGCGTTTACACAGTTACTTAATGCTTCCCCTGCTTTACCAAGATCGCTTGTTAAGGAGTAAGATTTATAAGCAAACAACCCTGTTGACGCTAAGAAAACAAGGTTGCTTACAAACAAAACTTTGATGAGTGGAGAAGAGAGGAATTTAAACATTTTTGTCTTCCTCTGGAATCTCTGATTCCTCCCAGAACATCTTCCCATCATTCTTTAGGTCTTGGTCAATAAACTTACCCACCATACCTATTACAGCAAAAAAGGAGGCTGTTGTGAGCAGCCCCCAGAACGACATGTATCCTGATACAACGCCTAGAATAGCTAATCCACCCCAAGAGAGTGTGGAAAGGATAATTGCAAGCAGAGAAAGAAAGGAGTAAGATTTAAGTTGAGCTTTCCAATCATTTACGATTTTCATTAATCAAACCCCTTTCCTTGACTCCCTCTAGGCACATCTCCCTCTCAGCAGCTCGCCTTTTAACCAACCCATTTAGTTTCTTTCCGCCAGCATAAACCCACTTATCAAGCTCTTTACAAGCAGCTTCAAATTCCTTTTGATTGAGTTTCTTGAGAAGAGTGGACTTACTGAATGCACCAACACCAAGATTGTATGTGAAAGAAAGGTATGCAGCGTGTTCCTTTTCAGTCAGGGGTACACGAATATACCTCATCATCTGCTTGTCATGTTTTACAAGTTCTTCCGCAAGCGATTCAAGGCATTCTTCGTCAGTTTTATAGTCCCCCTTCTTGACGCCACTTGTCTCTCCGTAGCAAATTGTATAGATTCCTACAGGATCAACATAAGCTTTGTTTTCTTTTCCCTCCCAAGGGGCGACTAGGTACGCCCCTGAGAGAGCTACGGCCCCTCCTAGGCCGTATGCTGCAAGTTTTTTATAAAGAGTGTTCATTAATTACAACCTATCAATCTTAGAGCGAAGATACGCACACTCCAAAGCTAGCGCCTCTTCGTACCGAATACCGTAGCGGTTGCCGCCAGCTCGGTAGGGTTCAGCGTAGACAGTGATGTTACCTTCTTCGTCACGCTCCTCCTCTACGGCTGGCGTCTCATCCCATTCGTCGTAGCAGAGCAGGCCGTATTCGAAAGCATCCAAACCTTCCGCCTCGAATGCCTCCTTCACGCGCTGCGCAATCAGACCGAAGTGCCAGCGGGCACCACCGCCCTTCCGCTCTACAGCGTCATTGAATTTGTATTGAACATATTCAACACGGCCCCATGCGCGCAACGCAGCATCGTCGATGGGTCTGATCTGCTGCTTCTCGCGGCCATCAGATGTACTGATTGCACCTGTTCCCGCGTAAACCGTTGACCAGCGGAAGGTTGCGCCACCCAACTCCCGGTTGTTATCGGTAGCGGGGTGCAGACGACTAGCGTTCATTCGGTACTGGTTGGTGCCACTCACCACGAACGTAATCATGGACCCTGGCGCAATCGAAATCCGATCCGTACCGTTCACGTCAATATTGAACGAAGTCCCGTCAGTGAGGCACTGGATGCCGGTGGTCGCTTTGCTGTCGATGAAAAAATCATAGGCCGACTCATTGTAGGTCCGGCCAGTGGTGCCTGAATCCGCAACGATGGTGTTTCGCTTATCAAATGTTCGAAACGAAAAGCCTCTGAAACGCTCGTTGACCGTGTTATTCGTAAAGGTTATTGATGGTGTGGCCGATGTCTGTCGACCAAGGTCGGTATATGTCGATTGCTCCAGCGCCTCGATTCCGACGGAACAGCCCGAAATCATCGTCGTTCTGAATTCACAAAAAGACTGCCGGAATATGACAGCACCGTGCGACCCTTTACCCACAAAGTCTTTTAGCGTCAGGTTGCCCATGCAAACGAGTTGCGAGCTGTTGCGGACAACCAGACCTTCGCACAGCAAACCTTGACCGTCCACGACGACCGGATTCGTCCCGTCGCCAACCGTCCCTTGAGAGTTGTGATAGTAACGGATGCCGTCCCCGCCCTGCGGGACCTTGATGTAACAATCACCAACGATCTTGAGCTGTACGCCGTCCGAGGCGTTCATTCCAAAGTCACTACAGTCGTATACGTCGCAAGTGTCAATCGTCCCAACGCTTTCATTCTGGAACGCGATACCGCTGGAGCGGAAGTTTCGAGTGGTCAAATTCGCAACGCGACCTCTCATTCCGCCATTCATATTCACGCCGATGCTTCTGACCGCGCCAGTACCGTCGAGAATTGTTTCGGTCTTCCCGGAGCCTTCGATGAGAAGCTGGTAGTTTGTTGGAACTCCAGAAAGATGGATTCCGTCGTTGTAAATGCCAGCGCCCAGCTTGATGCGGAACGGACCTGTACGCTCGCTCGCAAATTGAGCGTAAGCATCTGCCGCTTGCTGGCCTGTCAGCATGGCGACATCAGGGGAAAGCCCGTCATTCCCGGCGTCCCCGCTCGTTGAAACATAAAGCGTGTTCGTTTGCCCGCCCGCCTGACGCACTTTGAATGTGTCGCTACCGCGCTTGATAACGCCCGCGCCGATGTGCCGCACCGAATGAAAATTAGGGATGTTGGCGTCTGAAACGTAGGTGCCAGCCGGCCATAGCAAATCAGCACCGGCTGACAGGGCAGCAGAAACGGCAGCTACGATACCTGACTGGTTACTGGTAATCCCATCTACTGTGTTTGTGATGTAATCAAGAACACTAACAATCCCTTTCTTGTTTACGATTTCATCCGTATAAGCATTAGCTTGTGCTGAAGCAACTTCAAGCTCCCCTTGGGTAGCAAAGTAGGAGGAATCTTCAAAGGCGGCGCTGCCCAAAGTAGCAACTGTTAGCTCAATAGCATCAACTCTTGAACTAAGCTCCGATGAAGTTTCAACCTCTACCAAAGATGTCCCATCGAACTGGAAAAGGGTTCCAGTAGCTCTATCTGTTAATTGAAACCATTTAGGTACCGGGCTAGAATACCAAGTTGTACCCACTGCAAAATACAGTCTGTTGTCAGTCGTAAGGAATACAGCTTGACCATTTACGGCAGTGGGTAGTGACGAAACAATTGAATCTATATTACCATCAAACATGTAAGAGAACTTAAGAAGGTTCTCGTCCATACCGGAATTCCATCCGCTCTCACCATATTCCCAGCCATACTTACCTTCAAGGAACGGACTGATTTTCTGTGTCATTTTAAAATTCCTAAACTAGAAGCCAAGTACAAAAAACCTACACAGCGCGCTTCCGGCCCCTGTTGACCCACTGTCCCTTGCAAACAAAATTGACACCCCTGAGTTGGTCAGGGTGCTGGAGTTAACTTTCCAACTGCTGACGATTGTGTCATTATCCCCAATGTCTGTTATGTACACACCAATGACACCATTAGGGAACGGGGTGTGGAATGTGATAGGGTATTGAGTGTTCGGTGTGGCCGAGCTATTTGAATACTGTCCCCACTGTAAGATAAGACCTCCGGGGAGATTTTGCTTGCCAGATGTAGTACTTAATGCTTGATTTACCCCTTTGAAAGCATCGGACAACCTCTGAGGCGTTAGTAAAGTTGCGTTACTTGTTTGCTGCTGAGCCTGAAGAGCAGAAGCTACGGTGGTCTTACCGTCTACCTCGGTTTTGTTGTAAGTTTCGGATTTACTGTAGACGTTTAGGTTTGTGCGAGCGGCTGACGTACTTAAAAGATCGCCCAAATTTTGATCTTTAGCTAGAAAGTCTGCGTCTACCTCAGCTTTAGTATAGAAATTACCAGCAGCAGCAAAAGCGATATCCCAGTAAGTATTCAGCGTATCAAGTTCTGGGTTTTGACCGAAATGAGTTACTTTGGCACGGTAAATAGTGCCGTTAGTAGCGCCTTGAGTGTAGCTGGTATCTGCTTGATACTCAGTTTCAGCGTCCCAAACTGCAATACCATGTTGATTTATGTGTGCAATTGCTTGGTCTTGCTTGTTCTGAATGTAGTTCTCCCACTGGCGCGGAGGTACTTCTACGCCCCACCCAGTTTGGTACTTAGTGTCACCCGGATCAAGAATATCCCCACCAGAAGCCCACAGAAGATTAAGCTTGTTGGGTTTCAAAATATTAGCCATTACTTATAATTCCTCGTTGAATTATTTAAAATAGAGTCGCATATATGCCACCACCTACAAGGAAGCGGTTGCCGCCATAATACAGTCCGTAATCTAATCCATACCCTGCACTATCGTCTTCAATCAGATCACCATAACCTTTTGCTCCGGGGGCACCTTGAAAACCAAAGTAGTTGTCAGTTTCAAAATAACCGAAGTTAACTCTAAC